ATGATGAATGTGGCGGACGATGCGGCGGATACGATTGAAGCGATTAAAGAGCGCATCACGAAAGCATTGGAGGATGGACGCCAACTCAATGATTGGACGCTTATACCGAAACGCGCAACGCGCAAATGGCAAAGCGATGAATTGATGGCGGGACTGTTGAGTGCTCATAAGGGTGCTGTAAAAACAGTACCCATTACGCCTGCGCAGTTAGAAAAGAAATACCCAAACCTTTATCAGGAATTCGCGGATAAGGTCACCGCTGAATCAAGTGGATTAACACTTGGGCGCAAACCCGCGCCAAATTTGACCTCACTTTGAAATAGGAAACTTTGACATGCTAGGACTTACAGGTGGTGGATCAGGACTTCCATATATTCGCTTCTCGCCATCCATGAACATGTGGAGCGACAAGACGGGCCAGGAAATCCAATTAAAAAAAATGTTGTTTGACATTGACAACGTGCAAACGGGTTGGTTGTTGCTCGAAGCCGGTGTGCGTGATTGGCAACCCGATCAAGAGTTAGGCAGGCAAGGCCAAAAGCCAAGCGATGCGCATAAGCGCGGATTCGTGGTGCGTTTTTTCAGCCGCGAAATGGGTTGGGTTGAATGGTCATCGAATGGCGCAGGGCCAAACATGGGGTTGGAAGCGCTCTACACGGCAGCCGCCAAGGATCGCAATGCGAACGCTGGCAAGCTGCCGATCATTGAGTATGTGGGCGCCGAGGCCATGAAGGTTGGCAAAGGCAACACGCGCAAGCCCAAGTGGAACATCACGGGTTGGGCACCGAGGCCAGCGGATGATGCGGGTGCTGCGCCCGTTGCAGCGCCTGAGCCTGTGGCCGTTGCGCCTGCGAAGGGTGAAGAGTTTTAGGTAATCACTTATTCACAAAACCCGGTCTTTTTAGGCCGGGATTTTTTGACTCTCAAGGGGATTACATGGCAGATGGCGTTTACAAAATCACGGAAGCGTTTGAAGAAAAGGTCGCTGAGTACACCGGAGCACCGTATTGCGTGGCGGTAGATAACTGCTGTAACGCTTTGTTCTTAGCGCTGACTTATGAACGTGTGGCGGGAACAACGATCAGGTTGCCCGCAAGAACTTATCCAGGCGTTCCTTGCGAAGTGATTCATGCCGGCGCAAAGGTTGACTTTTATCCGGTTGAAGGAAGAACGATTCAGGGCGCGTATCAACTTGCACCGACGCGTGTGTGGGATGCTGCGCTTTCGTTTACCTCCAACATGTATGTCAAAGGCTCGCACATGTGCGTGTCTTTTACCGGGCCTTATAAGCACTTAAAGCTAGGCAAGGGCGGTGCGATTCTTACTGATGACTATGCCGCCATGCTGTGGTTTAAGCGTGCGCGTTTCAGCGGGCGGCGTGAGTGTTCCTATCACGACGATCATTTCGACATGATCGGTTGGAACTTTTACATGATGCCGGACGTGGCAGCGCGTGGCTTATTGCTCATGAATCAATTCTGGCATCGTGATGGTTCGCCAAAAGTCATGGAGGACATTGAGATGAGCTATCCGGATTTGTCCAAGTTTCCAATTTACGCGTTTGGGGGTGATCGATGAATCAAGACTTTGAGTGTCCACGCTGTGGGCATTGCTGCCAATTACTGGAGCAAGAGCAAGTGCCGGTAGCGTGGATGCACACAACCGGAACTGGGCATGTGTACTTTCGCAAAAAGCCACAGGACAAAGTGTTTAGCCCGCAACCTGTGTACACGATACCGCCAAAGCGTGAATGGGTTGGTCTGACGGATGAGGAAATAAACAGCGTTCGTTATAGCCGAGATTGGACTGCGGATTGGACTGATACGACTTTTGCAAGAGCCATTGAAGCCAAGCTGCGGGAGAAGAATCATGGATAGAGAAGCTATGCAGATGGCGCTAGAGGCTTTGGTGGAAATCAACAAGTTGAGTATTGGTGAAAACGCCATCTGCCTGCCAGCGGAGATCGATGGTGCAATGGACGCCCTGCGCCAAGCACTGGAGACAAAGCGTGAATGGGTTGGGCTGACGGCAGATGAAATCTGGAAATGCAACAAAGCGAGTGGCAGTGCTGTGGAGTTTCACATTTGCTATGCACATCAGAACGTGTTGGATTTTGCGGAAGCTATCGAAGCCAAGCTGCGGGAGAAGAACAAGTGGTAAATATCGTAACAGGACTACGACTTAAAGAATCAAGTTAAAGGGGCGCAATCAATGAGCGGCGATCACAATATGTATCAAAAGGCAAAACGCAAAAACCAGTACGTTATCTTTGGTTCAGGAGGGCTTGCCAAGGAATTGATTGGCTACATCGAGGAAGAAGGAACGCACGAGATTGTGTGCGTGGTTTCAACGCAACCGTTTAACAATAAGCGCTATGCCGCCAAGTATCCCGTGGTGGAGAGCATCCGAGAGGGCGCGTTTCCTGGTTCTGAATTCTTGCTTGCTGTGGCGGACCCCGATGCAAAGCAAGCCATTGTTGCTGAGAACGAGGAAAGATGGGGGACGTACATACACAGCACAGCTACGGTATCGCCTTACGCGAAGATTGGCGAGGGTTGCGTTTTAGCGCCACAAGTGATCGTTACAGCGGATGCCTGGATCAACGATTTTGTGTTTATGAATACCAATGCAACGGTTGGGCATGACTCGGTAATTCACGCATGGACAACGATGTTTCCGAATACGGAAGTGTGCGGCGATTGCGTGATCGGCGTGTCTGTGATCATGGGCATTGGGTCTTATGTTTTACCGGGCAAAGAGATTGCTAACCGCGTGAAGATTTCAGCGGGTTCGATTGTCCGCCATCACTACAAAGGTCCGGTGCATGAGGGCGTTGTGCTGCAAGGCAATCCAGCGGCGCCGAGGTGATGAATGAGTTGGCTCTTTTCGCAGGCGCTGGTGGCGGCATACTCGGAGGGCATCTCCTTGGATGGAGAACCGTCTGCGCCGTTGAGTGGGAACCCTACGCCGCAAGCGTACTTGCCGCCAGACAAAATGATGGGATTCTCGCGCCTTTCCCGATTTGGGATGACGTTCAGACTTTTGACGGAAGACTGTGGCGGGGCATTGTTGATGTCGTATCTGGAGGGTTTCCCTGCCAGGACATCAGTGCAGCAGGAAAAGGTGCAGGAATCGACGGAGAGCGATCGGGCATGTGGCGGGAAATGGCAAGGATCATTCGCGAAGTACGACCCAGATACGCATTCATTGAGAACTCACCAATGCTCACTTCTCGAGGACTCGACCGAGTCCTGTCAGACCTTGCCAGCATGGGGTTTGATGCGCGATGGGGAGTGTTGGGAGCAGCCGACGTTGGCGCTCCGCATCAGAGGGACAGAATATGGATTGTGGCCCACGCCCGTGAGCTCAGAAACAAGCATGAGGAACACAAAATACAAACAAGGAGGTACGCCGCTCAGTTATGCAGTCCAGTATTGGCCGACTCCGCTAGCCTCGGACGGAACCAAGAATGGAAGTGATTCTCTAGCGAGAGCGGTGCAACCGGAGCTTCAGAAAACGTTTCGCAAGAATGCAAAGCAAACCTGGACAACACCGACTGCACATATGGCAAAAGAAGGGGGGTTTCCTTCAGAACATGAAAGGAACACTCCGACGCTATCTGCACAGGCTGGTGGAAAGTTAAATCCTAATTGGGTAGAATGGTTGATGAATTGGCCTATCAAATGGAGTGACATCAATGAATTTAACCCAAAAGAATTTGAACGGTGGAAGAAAAAAAGCTCAGCGTCTTTACAAGAATCTGGTTTGCTGCGAACGATGTGGTGGGACAGAGACCCTTCACAGGCACCATTTAGACCACAACACGATGAACAACAATCGCGACAACATAGCGATTCTTTGTCAGAAATGTCATGGATCGATCCACGCAAGCGAGAGATGGAAAGATCACACCAAGGACAAAATGTGCCTGTATTGCGGCAAAACATTCACATACAAACGACCGAGGGAAAAGACTTGCAGCAGGGAATGTGGCAACAAATTGGCATGGATGAAGCGCAGATTGTCCCAAGAGTTGCAAAAAACATAACCGCTCGAGTGGACAGACTTAAAGCCATTGGAAACGGACAAGTTCCAGCAGTGGCTGCAACAGCATTCAGGCTGTTAAGTGAAAACATAAGAGGAAGTCAGTGAACGCAGAACTATTAGCCGCAGCGCTTGGTAACGCCAAGCGTTATAAGAGGGGGTGGCTTGCGTCTTGCCCTGTACCTGGGCATGGCAACGGCAAGGGTGATCGGCATCCATCGCTTGCGATTACGCAACTCGGTGAGAAGTTTCTATTCAAGTGCTTTGGCGGGTGCGATCAAGAGGATGTGTTTGCCGCCATCAAACCGCACTTGCCTAATTCGTTGAACTGGAACCGCCCGCTGGTTGCGCGTGATCCTTTATCGGGTATCAGGCCGATTGTGCCGCCAACGATGAAAGAAGTGATGGCGTGGGATTACATCGATGAAAACGGTGAAGTCACAGCGCAAAAGGTTAGGTATGACGTTGAAGGTGGTGGCAAGACATACCGCCAATATCACCTTATCAATGGCGAGCGGGTGCCGACGATCCGTAACTGGACGCCGATCCCGTACAACTTGCCGGCCATGATCGCCAAGCCAAACGACCCTGTGTTTATCTGCGAAGGCGAAAAAGCTGCTGAGTTCCTGGCAGGGTTTTATGGCGTCGTAGCCATATCAGCGCACCAAGGGTCAAGCGATTGGCCGGCAGCGATCACGCCATGGTTTCATGGTCGATTGGTGGTGGTGCTGCCGGATAACGACATACCAGGATGGAAGTACGCCAAACGTGTCGTAAGGGCGCTGCTAGGGACCGCGCAAGCCATTAAGGTCGTGGATCTGGCGGATGATCAGTCAGCCATTGGCGATGATGCTGTGGAGTACATCGAAGGCCACACGTTTGAGCAATTCAAAGCCACGGTTGCGCTGGCAAGTGTGGTTGAGGATTACGAAGACCTTGAGCCGCCACAACGACTAACAGGGAACGAGGAAGCGGAGAGCGAACCGGAATCGGTTGCGCCGGAACCTGAACCGTTCCCGGAGGTATTAGAAGCGCAAGCGCAGCAGCGCTACAAGGTTGAGATGTGGCGTGACGCGAAGGATGAGCCGGTTAAGTGGTTGGTGGATAGGATTGTGCCGGAGAAGGGATTCATGGCGCTTTATGGGCCACCAGGAACCTTCAAATCGTTTATCGCGCTGCACTTAGCCGCCATGATCGCCAGTGGGGATTCGTGGCTGGCGCACGAAGTGCCGAATGCCGGTGAAGTCTTATACATTGCGGGTGAAGGCCATGGCGGTATCGGTACAAGGATTTCTGGTTTACGCCACGCGTATGAACTCAAGGACATACCCGTTGGCGTGATCAGGTCGCAAGTGAATCTACGATCATCAGATCAGGATTTTGCTGACCTGATAGCCGCCATACGAGCGTCCGAAATCCAGCGTCCGAAATTGATCATCATTGATACCTTAGCCCGCGCCTTTGGCGGCGGCAACGAGAACGCGTCCGAGGACATGGGCAGTTTCATTAGCAATTGTGGACGCCTGCAAGAGGCCACGGGCGCAGCGCTCTTGGTTGTCCACCATAGTGGCAAGGATGCCTCATTAGGTCTACGCGGTCACTCCAGTTTTTTAGGTGCTGTGGATACGCAGATTGAGATTACCCGCCATACCGATCAAATGTCGGGCACGCTCAAAGTGACGAAGCAAAAGGATGGCAAGGACGGTGTGGAGATTCATTTCTCCATGGAAACGGTGAACTTTGATCAGCAGGAAACGAACGAAACGCACGAAACGCCAGCCGCCAAGCTAAACCTGGGGTTTGAGGATGACTCGGCCAATACGCTTGTAGTCAAACCATTCGAGGGTGAATTACCCGATGGCGTTGGCTTTAGACCGCCACAAAACGCAAAGCCAAACGCAGGACGCGGTAAGCATCAGTCGATGGGTAGGGAAGCGTTACGCCATATCGTGAAGACGGAAGGGCAATACCAGATCGTTCAAGGTGAACGCCATCGCGTTGTGACGTTAGAGCGTTGGCGTGATGAGGTGTACGCCAGGCTAGGAAACGATGTGGAGGATAGTGATCGGAGGAAGCGTTGGAAGGAAGTGAAGGACAAGTTAGTTGAGCTTGAGTTTGCCGCCATAAGAAACGATTTGGTGTGGATCAAGCCGATTAATCAGGAAGGATTTTGATGTTAAGCGTCCGAATGTCCGAAAGTGATGTTTTGGCGTCCGAATTAGGGTGTCCTAAAGTTGATGTTTTGTCCTTTAAGCGTCCGAAAACGCGTACGAAGTTGTCCGAAAGCGTTGTAGAACAAGAAGTGAACGCGTCCGAAATGTGTGTGTGTCTGAAAGACACACATTCGGACGCTTCAATGTTTCGGACGCTTGATGTTTGATGTGTGATTTGTAGAGAAAGGATTTGGGTTATGGCGGCAAAAGATAAGCGCGGGAAGGTTAGAGATGGTTTGTATGGCGGATCAGAGGATCGGTTAAAGAATCCTTTTGAAGAGGATGACCAGATCGTGTTGGCGATGAATAGTGTGGCGGTCAGTGTGATGAAGAGGAAGCGTGAGGCGGATAAGGTTTGGGGTTTGGATCGTTTGGCGGAACTCGTGAGCGAGGAAACGCGGTTAAGGTTTTGGAAGCAGCTATGGCGGTGTAGGGATGCGCGGAAAGCGAGAGACGTTGAGGCGTATAGGTTGGCTTGTGGCGGGATGATGCGGGCGTTTGACGTGTTAGAGGCAGAAGCTAAAGCGATGAACGCTCAACCGTTGGCGGTAAGCGTTATGGAGGGTCAACGGGATGACGGGAGCGTGTTTGCGATTTGCGCTGATCCGGCAACTGTCCACGCCTACGCGGCAATGAGACCTGAGTGCGACTGCTGGACGATGGACGAGGTGGCGGTTATCTTGCAGCAGGAATTTTTCACGCAGGCGGTAAGCATCAAACGGGCAATGCCTGGCGCTGAGGTGTTGACGCTCATGGCGGAAGAAGATATTGGTCCGGTGTACAAGGGAAGTAGTGAGCAGGCTTACGCGTTGAGCAAAAGCGCGTTAGAGGCGATGGAACAAGCGAAAGGTAAGTGAGTGAACATGGAAGCAGAAAATCGAACTGAGGGCGATCTGACGCGTTTGAGCGGTACTGGTGAGGCGGAAAGCGAAGAAGGCGCGGTGCGCGAAGCGCGTGGCGCGGGATTGAGCAACGCGAAGCGTAGAGAGTTAAGGTCGATCGTGAATCGTGCGGTGCATAAGTTTCCAGGCGGCGAAGAGGGACTGTTTGAACAGATTGGGAGCGGCGTGAAAGTGTCCGAGTTAATAGGCGCTCTTGGCGTAAGCGAGGGCGCTTTTTATTCGTGGGCGGAAACGACTCCAGAGCGCAGCGAAGAATTTACGCGTGCACGCGCGAGGGCGGCACACGTTTTGGCGGAGCAAGGGCTGGCGATTGTCGATGGCGCTGACGCGGTTACGGCGAACCTGGCGAACGTCAGAGCGCGTTACCGGCAATGGCTCGCTGGCAAGTGGAACCAGCAAGCCTATGGAGAGAACAAGACGCAGGTGAACGTTCAGGTGAACATCACTGACGCGCATCTGATGGCGAATCGATACCGCGAAACCGTCAACGCCGTAAACGTCGATGACAACACTATTGATGTTGCGCCGCACAACGGGTAAATCGTTGCGCTGACGCAACGCGTGTCGCGTTTCCGCCACGTCGCGTTCGCGCAACACCCCCCCCGGTAGCATTTCGAGGGGGCGGCGTAGGCGCGCCACTCCACACGCGCCCACTCATGCTTCGCATAACGGGCATCGCGTGCCTTG